GGTGTGGAACGTATCAGGGTAACCGGTATTGACCGCGAGGATGACGGTACGTGGCTGAATAAGTTTGTCGGGATGGGCGGTGTGGATTCCGATGGCAACACTACGGACACGTGCGCCTTGGTGGGTACGGTACAGCTCACGCGCTACATTGATGACGATACGTACAGCGCTCTGAAGGCGCACTTCCCGGAACTGAATATCCGGCAGCCGGAATACACGATGATCGAGTTCGACGACGAGGTATCGGATGACGCGAACGTGAGCAACCTTGACAACGGTACCGGCTACAAGTATGACAACGCGTATGAGGTGAGCGGTCATATTTCCGCCATCCTGAAGCAGCGTCACCGTGTACTTGCTAAAGTGACTAAAAAAGCGACGACGCGGGGTGTGAACATGGCGAACGTTGATACCACGGTGAACAACCTGGACGGTGAGATGACCTACTACCCGCTGGACGACACGGACAGCAACAAGTACGCCGACGGCACGGCTGCCAGACTGGACGGCACTGAAGGTGACTGGATGATGTACGAGCCCTTCTTCTGGAGCAAGGGTATCAATGATTACCTGAACGGCAAGCATTACTCCTGTTACAGCAGTAACGGTTCGGATAACATGCCTTCCGTTCCGGATGCTGACGTCCTTACGCTTGACGACATTAAGGGCACGAGTGGCGGTTATCTTTCCGGTCGTAAGATCATGAGCGGAAAGGATACGCTTTCGAACAGCTACAGTACTGACAGTACGTATTCGGTATGCAAGGTGAACGTGGACGGTTACAAGCGTGTGCGTTTCCCGAGCGTTCCCGGTACAAGCCTTGTCGGAAGCATTTTCACAGACGATTCCGGCACGGTCATCAGTTCAATCGTCGTCCCTACCTTGAGCAACAAGTTCGAGGCCGGTATGTACCTGATTGCCGATGTTCCGGAGGGTGCCACTGCTCTTCACTTCTCCATTCTGAACACGGCAGAGTTCGATAAGGTTGTCCTTTCTAACAGTGACAGGATCGAGGATATGGAACCCGAATGGGCGCCTAATGACGAGCACTTGTGTGCCGTTGTGGGCAGCAGTGTTGTCGGTTCCAAACTTCGCGCCTGCATTACCGGCGGGAGCACTACGGCGAGCATGACCTGGGCTGATTTCCACTATTACAGTGTCCAGCGCGGTATGCAGCAGATTGATGCCCTTATGCACTCGCGCATCGCGAATCTTTTCTACGCGAAGTACGGTCGTCGTGACAGCCAGGAACAATGCGGCGCGGGCTCTCACACGAACAACCGTACTACGGGTGGTACTGCCAGCCGCGGTATGACGGACACGATCGGCTACGAGGAAGCCTCCTCAATCAACCCTAATGTGACGAACAGCCTGATAGAAAACTCCGTCCACCAGTATGCGTGGTACCGTGAGAAGGATGACTACGGCGGGGCCACGGTTACGCAGGTGAATAATATTTGCTGCCTTGGCTACGAGGACATCTATGGTCATAAATATGACATGATGGACGGCGTGGATCTTCCTAATGACACGGGCAATTCCGGGAAGTGGCGCATCTGGATGCCTGACGGCAGTACCCGCCTGGTTAAGGGTTCCGTGAGCTCCGGTATCTGGATTACCGCCGTGGCGCATGGCAAATATATGGACGTGATTCCGGTGGGTTCCGTTTCGGGTTCCTCCTCGACAAATTACTGCGACATCTACTACATATCCACTGCCTCCAGCCGTGTGGTCTATCGTGGCTACAGCTACGCGAACCCGAGTGGCGGTGTTTCGATGTCGCATGCGAACAACGATTCCTCGAGTTCGGACACGTACATCGGTTCTCGTCTGGCCTTCCGCGGCCGGCTCGTTAAGGCGTCGAGCGCCGTGGCGTTTAAAGCGATAAGCGAGGTTGCATGATCGGCCGCGTAAAGCGTCAAAGCGGGAGCGAAGCGACAAAACATCCGGTGTTCCCCGAGCAGGGGAACGCCGTTCATTACGGGCGTCAGCCCGTCGAAAAATATTTTTTTGACGTCAGGTTTTGTATCTGTTTGTTAAATAATAATTTGAAAATAGTACTTTTGCATTTGAAAGGTGGCGCCTCCCCATAGGCCGTGTGGTCTATCGTGGCAACAACAACGCGAACCCGAATGGCGGTGTTTCGATGTCGAATGCGAACAACGATTCCTCGAATACGAACACGAACATCGGTTCTCGTCTGAACAACAATCGAAAGGAAATTTTAATCGGCGTACAACACCGGGGACTTGTCCCCACCGTGGTGCCGAGGGGGGCAAGCCGCAGTAACAGCGGTCCGTAAGGGCCGGAAAACTGAAAAATAAAGTGTCGGGTAGGGTTTGGTAGGCCGGAAACGGTTCGAAGAAGCCGGGCCCGGGGGATTGAAGGCCCCGTATTAAAAGCAATAAACAGTAATTTATGCGCAGGGTTGGGTATATCATCGAGGAGATCGTGGAGCCTTCCAACATGGAGGCTTCCTTCCGGCAGGTCCTTCGCGGCAGCAAGCGTAAACGCAGCCGCCAGGGGTGCTATCTGCTCGCGCATAAGCCCGAGGTGTTGGAGGAGCTGGTCGCGCAGATCGCATCCGGTACTTTCCGCGTGAAGGACTACCGTGAACGCGAGATCATCGAGGGCGGCAAGCTACGCCGCATTCAGGTGATCCCGATGAAGGACCGCATCGCCGTGCATGCCATCATGGCGGTGGTGGACCGCCATCTGCGGAAACGTTTCATCCGTACCACCTCCGCCAGTATCAAGAGACGGGGGATGCACGACCTCCTGGCGTATGTCCGCCGTGACATGGCCGAAGACCCTGATGGTACACGTTACTGTTACAAGTTTGACATCACCAAATTCTACGAGAGCGTGAAGCAGGATTTTGTGATGTATTGCGTCAGCCGGGTGTTCAAGGACGCAAAGCTCGTGACCATGCTGGAGAGCTTTATCCGCCTGATGCCTGAAGGTCTGAGTATCGGCCTGCGCAGCTCGCAGGGGCTGGGCAATTTGCTTTTGTCTGTGTATCTGGACCATTATCTGAAGGACAGGTATGCCGTGCGTCATTTCTACCGCTATTGTGATGACGGCGTCGTACTGGGTAAAACGAAAGCGGAACTGTGGAAGATTCGTGATGCCGTCCACGGGCGCATGGAGTGTGCCGGTCTCCTGGTGAAGGGGAACGAGCGCGTGTTCCCGCCGGGCGAGGGCATCGACTTTCTGGGGTATGTGACTTTCGGTGCGGACCATGTCCGCCTTCGCAAGCGCATCAAGCAGAAGTTCGCCCGAAAAATGCACGAGGTAAAATCGAGAAGGAGGAGGCGTGAGCTGATAGCGTCGTTCTACGGGATGGCCAAGCACGCCGACTGTCATACGTTGTTTAAAAAATTAACAGGCAAAGACATGAGATCATTTAAAGACTTGAACGTTTCCTACAAGCCGGAGGACGGCAAGAAACGTTTTCCCGGGGTGGTGGTAAGCATCCGGGAGCTGGTGAACTTACCGATTGTGGTGAAGGACTTCGAGACGGGCATCAAGACCGAACAGGGCGAGGACCGCTGTATCGTGGCCATTGAGATGAACGGTGAACCGAAAAAGTTCTTTACCAACAGCGAGGAGATGAAGAACATCCTCTTGCAAGTGAAGGATATGCCCGACGGCTTCCCGTTCGAGACCACCATCAAGACGGAAACCTTCGGCAAGGGTCGAACTAAATACATATTTACATGAAACGGGTAGAAGGAACATCCGGGATAAAACTGATCGAGTGCGTGAGCCCGGCACGCAACAGATGGCGCATCCGCTGGGATGTACAGGAACGTGAGGACGGATCCGCCTCCTACATGGAGGAAGGCTTTGTCGGCAGACCTCACATGGATACTATAAAGTCCGTCATTACAGACTGGTGTAATGAGCAAATTGACCGTGAGATACTTTCCGGTTTTCTCTATGAAGGTATGCCGGTATGGCTGTCAAGTGAAAACCAGTTCAATTATAAGGCAGCGTATGATCTGGCCGTACAGACTGGTGGTGCTACGCTTCCCGTGACATTCAAGTTCGGTACGGATGAGGTTCCCCAATATCGGGAGTTCGTCACACTGGAGGAACTGACCGATTTCTACACGAAAGCCATGAAGCATGTTCAGGACACGCTGTCTGACGGCTGGAGGAAGAAAGACGCTTTTGATCCGGAGAAGTACCGGGTGGAATAAATCCTTCGGGGGAGGATAAGAAAAAAGCCCCCGGCCTGTTAAAAAGTAACGCCAATCACTTTTATAAACATGAAACGCCAAACCGCGCGACCGGGGGCAAATACCCTCTGTCACGGTTTGACGTTTTTTTTGTTGTCTAAAAAATGATTGGCGATGCAAAGATATAATTTTTTTGTTGTATGAAAGTGATTGAGATATTAAACTTTAACCGGGAGCTGTTGAAAAGGCTTCAGGCGGCCGGCATCCGTCTGGAAGATGCCCGGTATATCGACCTGTACGCGGACTATACCCGCCTACTCGATCAAGGTGAAAAAGTCTCGTATGCTGTGGCCGTATTGTCCGAAAAGTATTCGGTGAGCGAACGCAAGGTTTATGCCTTGGTGAAACGATTCCAGAGCGACTGCAAGACGCTTGCAGTGTGAACGGGTTGTTTTATGTCGTAGGGAGTGCCGTTTCCCCTTATCTTTAGGGTGTTTCAAATTTAGAAGGAGGAAATGGCTATGAACAAGTATTACCGTATCCTGGACAAGATTCTTGCCACGGGAAAAACACAGACCAACAAGAAGGGAAATATACAATACCTTCTGAACGAGCAGCTGTCACTGACACCGGCGGACCTGCTTGACATATTCGAGGGGCATAATATCGCCCGCAAGAAGCTCCGCAGCGAGTTGCAGTTATTTATGCAGGGTGAGCGCAACGTGGAGAAGTACCGGGAGGCCGGCATCAACTGGTGGGACTATTGCGGCTCCATCCTGGTGAACAGTTACCCGACCTATTTCGAGAAGCTGCCTCCGTTGATAGCGAAAATTAACCGGGAGAGGCGCAACAGCAAGAACTACGTGCTTTTTCTGGGCGAAACCGGTGCCGAGAGCAACCAGGCACCCTGTTTGAGTCTGGTACAGTTCCAGTTAGATGGCGGTGAACTGGTTCTGTCCGCCTACCAGCGCAGCAGTGACGCAAACCTCGGGCTACCTTCCGATATTTACCACCTGTACCTGATGGCGCGGCAGATAGAACTTCCCTTGAAGTCGATCACTCTCTATCTGGGCAATGTACATATCTACGAGAATAATATCCCGGGCACCCGTGCGCTGATCGCCGGTGACGAGACGGTCCGCTTCGGGTTGAACGTGTAGTTTGCTGTATATGTCTTGCAGCGGGAACAGTTCATGTTTCCCGCTGTTTTTCGTTTATTCTGTGGACCTTTGCGGCCGTTTTAAAGCAGAATGAAATGAGAAAGATGTATTTGTCCGCCCCGCTTCCTTTCGTGGGGCAGAAACGCATGTTTGCGAGGGAATTTATCAAGGTGCTGGGACAGTTCCCGGACAGCACCGTGTTTGTGGACTTGTTTGGCGGCTCGGGCCTGCTGTCACATATTACCAAATGTGTCAGGCCTGATGCCACCGTTGTGTATAATGACTTCGACAACTACCGCTGCCGACTTGTAAATATCCCGGCCACCAATGTGCTGTTATCCGATTTGCGTCGGATAGCTGAAGGGGAACCCAGAAACAAACGTATAACCGGGGAGGTTCGCGATAAAATGTTTGCTCGTATTGAGAGGGAAGAAAAAGAGCACGGTTACGTGGATTATATCACGGTTTCCGCATCCTTGTTGTTCGCCATGAAATATGTGACCAGTTTGGAAGGAATGAAGAAAGAAGCCATCTACAATAGGATTCGGCAGACAGACTATCCCGAAGCAAAGGATTATCTGGAAGGACTGACTATAACCAGCGAAGACTACAAGGAAGTATTCAAACGTTACAAAGATGTTCCGGGTGTGGTGTTCCTGGTTGATCCGCCGTACCTCTCCACCGAGGTGGGTACTTACAAGATGTTCTGGCGTCTGGCTGACTATCTGGATGTACTAACCGTTCTGAAAGGGCATTCGTTCGTGTACTTCACCTCGAACAAGTCCTCCATTTTAGAACTGTGCGACTGGATGGACCGAAACCCATTTGTCGGCAGCCCATTCAAGGAATGCAGGAAAGTGGAGTTTAGTGCAAGCGTAAACTATCAAGCTAAATATACAGACATGATGCTGTACACGAAGCCGGATGAGGTGTCAGGTATAGCAGCCTAA